CACGGTCGGATACGACAATATAGTTAGACTTAGAAAGTCCGACAATGCAATGGGTGCGTCTGCGTGCTGCGGCTTCACCGCATGAGAGGCACGTGTTGTAGCCTAGGTTATAACGTGCGGCAGGTATCTCTGCACCGCAACTGCAATAAGGGTTGATCGCATAACGATTCATAGGGTCACCTCTTGGGTTGATAGTTGTTGTAAGTGTTGCTGTTATACAGTGTATAACATGGTGGTACTTATACACGAACGGACGCAGGGCGAGCTATCAGTGTATGTGACCATTATACCAGAGTATATAGAGAAAGTCAATGTTAACAGAAAGATATTATAGGTATTTATTTTTGTGTGGTGGTGTTTGGTGTAATGTAGTTTTTGTAGCGAATGTAGGGAATATGGTGTAGCGAATCTGGAGGTAGATGTAAGGTGGTTGTTGCAAAACGGGGGTGTTGGATTTTAGTAACACGTTGGTAACGCAAAAAAGTAACGCGGACTTTTTCAATGAAATCAATGGTTTAGGTGCACCTTTTATGTCCGTGTTACCGTGTTACTTTTTTTTGGAAAGGTGAGGGGGTCTGAGCAAAAAAATGGGGTGATTTTAGCAATTGCTAATATACAGTCACGAGAAAAAACTCAGACGTCCATCGTTTTGCTGAAAAAAAAGTAACAAGTAACAAGCTATTAATAATATATAAATATATATATATATATATAATAAAATATAATTAAATAGTATAAGATTTACGGAAGGGATTGGAGGTGCTTCTATCCACATAGCGAATATGGTGTTACTTTTCGTGTTACAAAATGCGTTACTTTTTTTCGGTTTAGTAACGCAAAAAGTAACGCGGTATTTTGGGGTGTTTTGCTTATTCCAAAATGTTATACACTGTATAACACACTTGTTTGCCACACCTCGCGCACCGCTAGCATAACTACTGGTCTCAATAACATCGTCACGACAAGGTTGGCGCGCGGCTAGCCGAACTACTGGTTTCAAAGGTCTGCGACTCAAATCGCAGACACAAAAAAGCCGCCTTGCGGCGGCTGTTAGGTTATTTCAAGATGTTGGCCATAGCCATTACATGCTCGATTAGTTTTGCAATCTCACCGTTCTCAAAACCGGTGACTTCCTTACCTTGCAAGCGGCGCAGAAGTTTTGCGCAGTCTTCAATGGTACGTTCTTTATCAGTCGTTTCAGTGTTAGGTGACAATAACTTTTCGAGATACTTAACGACTCGAGAAGTATACGTGCCGTCCACACGTTGGATCGTTTCGCGCTTGGTGAAGTTTTTACCCTTGCGGCTGATCACCACCGTATCGCCCGCTACCGAGGCGTCATTCAGTTTAGCTTGAACGCCCGCTGGCAATCCCATTCGTAGCGCTTGTTTCAATGCCTTGCGTTCATCTGTACCGCTTGCAAGGCTTTTAGGCGTGTAGCCTTCAGCGATAAGCCATTCGGCCATGGACTGCAGCGCCGTTGCGCCTGTTAGCTTGTTACCCTCGATTTCAAGAGCAGAAGCGGTAAAAGTTGAAGCGAAACCTACGAACACGTCATTAGTTAAATTTGACATAATTAAATACCTTTTAAGGTTGATAGTTTTAATGAAAAGGCGTTATTGCCTTGACGATTTACATTAGACCATAGGTAGCGTTTCAAGTCAAATTTAGATCTATATAGCGTTTCTATAGCTGTTATACAGTGTATAACGTATCCGCTATATCAGTCACGCGCGACTAACTAAACTACTGGTATCGAGGCGCAGCTAACATTGGGAAACATGCAGGGCGGGGCGCACGGCCAATTTAACTACTGGTATCAAAGAGGGCCGAAGCCCTCTGGTTAGTTGTCTTGTGCGTGGATAACTACAGCGAGTAGTGCTAGGAACATGTTGCCAATGACAAAGATGATGTAGTCCATATCTCGGGTCATCATGAACATAAACACACTGGCTATTGCTAATGCCATGCTGATTACTGCTACGGTAGTCGGTACGAATTTCATAGTGGTTACCTCGTGGGGGCTTGCGCCCCCTGTTAGTTAGAAGATGTCGACGTAGAACTGAGCCAGTTCCTTGCGTAGTGCATGGATTCTGTCTGAGAACTCAACCGGGAAGTCGCCCGTGTAAGTGTCGTCGATCCGATCATACGTAGCCTGTAGTAGAATCGACATCTCATGGATGCAGGCTCGGCTGTTGAAGAAAGCCCTCAGTCGCACTTCTTCCTCCCTTGGGTCAGCGGTCTCACCGATCTCACCCAACTCAACGATGCATGCAGCGTGCTCATGCACCTTCTCTTGAAATTCCTTACTCATAGTGGTTACCTCGTTGTTGGGGGCTTGCGCCCCCGGTTGGTTATGCTGCAGGGATGAAGAAGACTGTGTGTTTCAGTCCTTCGTACAGCGATTCGAACCCGCCTTTGCGGTAGTACTCAAGTACTTCTTTAAGACCGCGTCCACGTCTTGCAAAGTCACGGTCACTGATAAACACGGGATACCATGCGTTGCCACCGAAACGGCGTGGTGGTTCAAGGAAAGCGTAATCGCCGTTGGGTAATGCTTTCAAGCGCATACGTGGCTTGCACGCGGTGTGTACGTTATACATAGTTGGTTACCTCATAGGTTGATAGTTATTGTCGCTCTGTGTCGACGGTTATAAGTAAACCATAAGTAGCGTTCGTAGTCAAGTTTAGATCTATATAGCGTTTATATAGTTAGTTAGCTAGTAGCCTATGGGGGCGATTTCCCCTATGCGCGAGGGTACTGGGGGTGTATCCCCCCTTGTGGCTTTGGGACTCCATGCTACTTATGTATATACTAATACGTATAAACAATATCAATCTAAATAAGTTCAACCACCCAAAATCACATAAAAACTCTATAAAAATCAAGCACTTAGCTATTTTCGGCAGCGTAACCCCACCCCCCTCTATATAGAACACCCCCCTTACTTAAAAATAAGTCCCGGTAGACTAAAAAATATTTTGTGCTATATACTTACAGAACCAGTCCTATGACTTGCGATAACGATGATAAAATTGACGCCCGACAAAACAGTATCTGTGAAGCAAGCGAAAACCTTGCGCTTTACTAATTTTGATTTGTTGAGCCAGTGTCAAGCCGTTGCCAATAGTCTTGCGTACATTAAAGATGAGGCTGGTCGTGAACCCGTATTGCCACCGCTAAACGAGCGCGACTACATGGAAATTGATGACATCGTAAAACGCTATGCCCAAGACCCCGTGAAAACGGCGGACTCGGTGAACGTATCTACCATAACTAAGTCTGCTGCTATTCTGGAAGTCTCCCGTCAGATTCGAGAGTTCGGTGAGAAGACGGTGACGGAAGCACACCAGATCCGCAACCTCGTTGTGAATAAGCTCATCTTAGAATCGGACAACCCAGACCCTCGTGTGCGCCTAAAAGCGATAGAATTGTTAGGTAAGTTGTCAGATGTCGGTGCATTTACAGAAAAATCTGAGGTAACCGTGACGCATCAGAACAGCGACCAGCTGCGAGAGGCGCTCAGGAGCAAACTCAGTAGCTTGATCGAGGGAGAAGTCATTGAATCGACCGTGGCGGAGACAAAACGCCCTGTAATTAAGCGTATTAACGCTAAAGATCCCTCAGAAACACCCAAAACCACACCTAAAATAGAAGATTTGCCCAATTTAGCGGACAAATTTGCGGAGTTTGACGATGACCCTTGCGAATAAGCTAGAGGACGTCGATACCACCCCCAGAAACAAAGAAATACCCTTTGATGAGGCAGAAATACGCCTCATGCTGCAGAATTTGGACAATTTTTCGCCACAGGAAGTGGAGGAAATCCACCGAATGCTGGAGGAACTCGAGTCTCGTGCCGCTGTTGAGGCTGCACATAACGACCTGATAGCCTTTTGTCAGTACATTGACCCTAATTATATTGTTGGTAAACACCACCGCATCCTCGCAGACATGCTCATGGGCATCGAATCTGGGGATAAAGACCGTGTATGTGTAAACATACCGCCGCGTCACGGCAAGTCACACTTGGTGTCAACTATGTTCCCAGCGTGGTTTCTTGGTAGAAACCCTGATAAGAAGATCATGATGGTGTCGCACACGACCGATTTGGCCGTAGATTTTGGTCGGAAGGTGCGTAACTTGATTGCCTCGGAGGTGTTCAGTGAGATTTTCCCGGATACAAAACTGGCTAAAGACTCTAAATCAGCCGGACGATGGAACACCAGCGTGGGAGGAGAATATTACGCTTGCGGCGTTGGGTCTGCTCTTGCTGGCCGGGGCGCTGACCTGCTGCTTATTGATGATCCTCATTCTGAGCAAGACGTCATCAATGGAAACTTCGATGTCTTCGACAAAGCCTACGAATGGTTCACCTACGGCGCACGAACCCGACTCATGCCCGGTGGACGTGTCGCAATCATTCAAACAAGATGGCATCTTGATGACCTTACTGGGCGGGTCACTAAGGATATGGGCATGTCGGAACGAGCAGACCAGTACGATGTCGTCGAATTCCCCGCCATCCTAGAAGTCCCGAGTAAAGCCGACCCGGAAAAACTGGTTGAGAAACCGCTGTGGCCAGAGTTTTTTAATTTAGATGCCCTGTTGCGTACAAAAGCGTCGATGCCTGTGTTCCAGTGGAACGCGCAGTACCAGCAGCAGCCCACCGCAGAAGAGGCGGCGATAGTTAAGAGAGAGTGGTGGCAGGACTGGCCGAGTGACACGCCGCCCTCATGCGAGTATATTATCATGTCATTGGACGCCGCAGCGGAGAAACACAACCGTGCGGACTACACAGCGATGACAACGTGGGGAGTGTTCCTCAACGAGCATGCAGACGCTTATCATATTATATTGTTGAATAGTATTAAAGATAGGTATGAGTTCCCTGAGCTGAAGCAGTTATGTCTGGAGCAGTATAAAGAATGGGAGCCAGACAGTTTCATTGTTGAGAAAAAGTCTGCGGGGACGGCTATATACCAAGAAATGAGGCGTATGGGACTGCCTGTACAAGAGTACACGCCACATAGGGGTAGCGGAGATAAGACAGCACGTCTAAACTCTGTAGCAGATATTGTCGCGTCGGGCATGGTGTGGGTACCACGCACCCGTTGGGCAGAAGAAGTTGTCGAGGAGATTGCAGCATTCCCGTTTGCGTCTCACGATGACCTCGTGGACAGCACTGTCATGGCGCTAATGCGCTTCCGTCAGGGCGGGTTTATTCGCTTACCGACAGACGAGCCGGATGA